ATGATTGTTCAATTGTATTATCCCATTCCGAAGATGTATCTGGCGAAAATGCATTATCCCATTCCGAAGATGTATCTGGCGAAAATGTATTATCCCATTCCGAAGATGTATCTGGCGAAAATGCATTATCCCATGCAGATGACACCAACAGTAAGGATGAGAAAAAGAGCGACAATAATACGATGACAGTTGAAGATGTTATCAACACCATGAACGAAGATCAGAAGAAGGCAATGTATATCATGATCGCTGCTGCTATGGAAGACAAAAAATCTGATGGAGATGAGGATAAGAAAAAAGGAGGAGAAGAAATTATGAAACATAATGTGTTCGACAGTTCGAACGAACAGCAGGGTGGTACTCTTACACACGATGCAATGAAAACAATTATTACGGATGGTAAACGTTACGGCAGTCTTAAAGAAAGTTTCCTGGCTCATGCCGAGGATTATGGCATTAAGGATATCGAATGGCTGTTTCCGGATGCTAAAAATGTTACCGAAACGCCGGGCTTTATTAGCCGTCAGCCGTCTGGTTGGGTCGATATTACTATGAATGGAGTATCACATTCGCCATTCAGTCGTATCAAGTCTATGTTCGCAGACATTACAGAGGATGAAGCAAGAGCAAAAGGTTACATGAAGGGTAACCGGAAAAAGGAAGAAGTATTCACGCTGCTCAAGAGAACAACTACTCCGGCGACTATCTACAAGAAACAGAAATTAGATCGTGACGATATCATCGATATTACTGATTTCGATGTTGTTTCCTGGATCAAGACTGAGATGCGGATGATGCTCAATGAGGAAATTGCTAGAGCAGTTCTGTTCGGTGATGGACGACTCAGCGACTCCGAAGATAAGATTCCGGAGGCTAATATTCGTCCGATTTACAATGATGATAAACTGTATACCATTTCTTATGTCGTAACTCCGGAAGCGGATGAGGATCTTTCGCATGCAATCATTTCTGCCAGTGTTTCTGCGCAGGATGATTATCAGGGTTCTGGTAATTTAACTGCATTTATGCCGGCATCTGTTATTACACCGATGCTTCTGCTGGAGACACGGAATGGTACACGTCTGTATCCGACATTAACAGAACTTGCAGCAGCAATGAACGTTGACCAGATCGTAAAGCTTCCGAAGGGAATTTGCCCAGATGATACTTACGGTTTGATTGTGGATCTGAAAGATTACAATATTGGGGCCGATAAGGGCGGCGAAATTAATATGTTCGACGATTTCGATATCGACTACAACCAGCAGAAATATTTGATGGAGACTCGTTGCTCTGGTGCACTGGTTAAGCCATATTCGGCAATCGTGCTGAAAAAGAAAGCTGCTAATGTAGAAGGCTAGGAGGAAAATTCAAAATGGCAAAATTTAGTTGTATGATCGGTTATGTAACAACTGAGGAGGATGAACCAGGTATTTGGGTGCCAAAAGTAATCGAGAAGCGATATACTGCAGAACTCACAAAAAATGTACTTGCCGTAAAAACAGCTGGATTCAATGATGATATTAATCTTTCAAATGTGATTAGTATTGTTGGAGATGCATTTGCCTATAATAATCTTAAGTCTATACGATATGCAACTTATATGGGCGTAAAATGGAAAGTAACAAATATTGAAGTAGAACGCCCAAGATTAATTCTTACGGTTGGGGGTGAGTATCATGATGAGACCTAGAGCACAACTCCAGGCATTGCTTTCGGATATTCTTGGAAGTGAGTATGTTTACTTTCAACCCCCAGAATCCGTTAAGATGCAGTACCCCGCTATTATTTACGAAACTGCAAAAATGAATACTATTCATGCAGATAATCGAGCTTATCATTTTGTTCGAGCATTTACAGTAACCTTTGTTACATATGATGCAAATCCAGATAGCGAGGTAAATAGTAAACTCAGAGAGTTACCATTATGCCAATATGACAGACATTATTTGGCAGATAACTTACATCATTACGTTTATAGTCTATACTTTTAAAGGAGGAAATTACTATGAGCAAAATTGAATGGGATAAAGTCGGTGAAAGATATCTGGAAACCGGTACTGATCATGTGGTTCTTTACTTACAGGATGCAAAGGGTGAGTATCCAAAGGGCGTTGCTTGGAACGGTGTTACAGGAATCACGGAAAGTCCTTCCGGTGCAGAGCCAAATGATCTTTATGCCGATAATATTAAATATGCAACATTACGTTCGGCAGAGACTTATGGTGCAACACTTACAGCATATCAGTCTCCGGAGGAATTTGATGCTTGTGATGGTTCAGCTACCATCGCTGCTGGCGTTGTAATCGGGCAGCAGAATCGTGATCCGTTTGGTCTTTCTTATCGCACTTTGATCCAGAATGATACGGCATCCGAGGCAGATGATGGATACAAGTTGCATCTGATATACAATGCAACGGCATCACCGTCAGAAAGAAGTTATACCACAGTAAACGATTCACCAGAGGGCATTGAGCTTAGTTGGGAAATTACCACAACTCCGATTACAGTTCCGGGATTTAAGCCGGCAGCAACAATTACAATCTACTCTACCAAGGCAGATGCTACGAAGCTTGCTGCATTAGAGGCAATTCTGTACGGCTCTGAGGAAAATGAGCCAAGATTGCCATTACCATCAGAGATTATCACCATGTTCGGAACAACCGGTGAAGAGGGTTAATTAAATCAATCTGCGGCGGAGATTTCAAAATGAAGAGGTCTCCGCCTTTTAATCGAAAGGAGAATACATTATGTTAAAAAAGACAATTACATACACAGATTATAATGGTGTCGAGCAGACAGAGGATTTTTGGTTCAACCTATCTAAAGCAGAACTCTTAGAGAAAGAGATGGGAGCTGCTGGTGGATTGGAAGATTTATTGCGTAAGATCATAGCTTCTAAGGATCAGGAACGAATCACAAATGCATTTAAGCAGATTATTCTTAAATCTTATGGAGAAAAATCGGAAGACGGTAAACGGTTTATTAAAAAGAGAAACGGGGTGATGCTTTCGGAAGAATTTGAACAGACTGAGGCATATTCCGAATTATTTACTGAACTTTCTACCGATGCAGATGCTGCCGCAGCTTTTGTAACTGGAATTCTTCCGAGAGAATTGGCACAGGCTGCAGCAAACCAGATTCCACAGGCAACACTTCCGCCTACAACATAGTGTATGATATTTATAGAATGGAGTTGAGATGAACAATGCCATTGACAGTAACAATACCAGAAGATGTGCTGTTTAATGAAGAAACAAACGAATTTTTTTATACCAAAGAAACAAAGTTAAAGTTGGAGCATTCTTTAGTCTCAATTTCGAAATGGGAAGCAAACTGGGAAAAACCATTTTTAAATGGAATTCAACCTGGAGAAGAAACGATTGATTATATACGGTGTATGACACTCACGCAGAATGTAGATCCATTGGTGTATTTAGTGATTCCACGAGATATACAGCAACAGATTAGCGAATACATTGATAAGCCTATGACCGCTACAACAATTACAGAACATGGTAATCGTCATAATCGGCGTCAGATTGTAACATCAGAACTTGTCTATTCTTGGATGATTCAGCTTCGTATTCCAATTGAGTTTCAAAAATGGCATTTTAATCGACTTATGACCCTAATACAGGTTTGTCAAGCAAAAAATGAACCATCGAAAAAGATGAGTCAAAGAGAAATTCTCCAACAGAATGCAGCAATCAATGCTGCAAGACGTGCTAAATCAAAGCGATAGAGGAGGGGTATTATGTCAGAAAATTATGCAAGTAAAGTTCTTGCGATTGCTGAAGCAGAAGAAGGGTATTTGGAAAAATCTGAATCGGCTTACAAAAAAGATCCAAGTGTCTTAGATAAAAAGACAGAAGGAGCGGGACGAGATAACTATACCAAATATGGACGAGATATGCATAAAATTTATCCGTCTGTTATGGATTTCCCTGCTTATTGGTGCGATGCATTTATAGATTGGTGCTTCTATAAAGCATACGGAGTTACCACTGCAAAAAGTCTTATTGGTGGTGATTTCGATGACTATACGGTTGCTAGTTGTCAAATGTACGAAAAGAAAAAAGCATTGAGTCAAGCATCAAAACTCGGCGATCAAGTATTCTTTACAAAAAACGGAAAACCAAGTGGATGCTACCATACTGGGTTGGTATATAAGATTGATTCGACATATTTTTATACTATAGAAGGAAATACAACCGGTGCAAATGGCATAATCTCAAAT